ACTTTGATTTCGCCATAAGCTCCCTCCTAATCCGCACGCACAAGGCACGGCGTGCCGTTTATATTCCCGTCTATGTAGTAGTGGCCGTTTACCATCAGCCGGTTGCATTTCACACGGCCCTGAAAATAGTCCAAATCTCCGCTGTCGAGCTGCTGCGAACCGCCGCCAAGCTCGACCTGGCCGTCGTTCAGCCGCAGCACCGCCCCGCGCATGGCTGAACCAGCAGTGCCGTATTCATCTGAAACGAGCGCAATGCCGTGCCCGCCCTCCTCGTTTTCAACGTCAATGCCTCCGCCGGAGATAATAAGTATTTTTTTGGGCGTGATGCGTATGCCCGTGTCTCCTCCCGGTATGCCCAGGTCGCCGATGGATATCACGGTTTCCGTGCTTGCTGCGGAGCTGTCGATCGCAATATTCGTGCACGTCACTTTTCCCGCGTTGTCCACTGTGAAGGTGTACGTGCCGTTGTCCGCACCAATGCGAAACCCGCCGTTCAAAATCGTCACGCCGTCTGCATCCAGCACCATTTTCATATTGTCAACCGCCAGACGGAACCCGGTCAGAAGCTGTTCCAGCTCAGAAGCAGCGCCTTCGGCATCCTCAATACGGGACAGCAGCCTCCCGTTTGCCGCCGTGAACGTCTGTTGAATGCCTTCAATTTTCCCGGCTGTATCCGCCGCCTGCTCCAGCTTCAAATTCACGCTTTCGGAAAGATTTTCCTCGTCCAGATGCCCCATCACATATTTGAGTTGTTCCGTCAGCTGGAACAAATAACTTTTGATTTGCCTTGCCTGCGCGGCGCTCAGACGTTCCGGGTCAAACGCCGGGATGCTCAAGCCCTGAAAACTCGCCATTTACCGCACCTCGCTCCCCTGTTCCATAATTTTCGCAATGCTGTACAGTCTTACGCCGCCTTCTCCCCACAGCTTCAGGCGGATATGATCGCACCGGCGCAGCAGCACCGGTATGCATACGCTTTGCAGGCCCGTGGGGCCAATGCGCGCCAATTCCTCAAAATTCCCGCAGCTGTCATACTCCACCGCAACCCGAAGATGCGCCGCCGCAGGCACCGCCACACGGAGCTGCAGGCGGGAATAATACTTCCTGTCCGCGTCCGCAATGCCAAGCGGGCCCGAAACAGCCTTAAACGGCACCTTTCCCTCCGGCTCTCCGGCGCCACCGTTCAGGCCCCACAGCACGCCCTGCGCATCCAGCATGTGCAGCACGCCCCCGCACAACGCAAACCCGGATGCGTGCGCGCCGTCCTCACGGCACCATATTCCTTTTTCGGTGTCATAGGTGAAAAGGCTGTATTCGCCTGCCGCATCCTTCATGCTGATATAGTAAACGGGCCCCGCGCTTCCCGCCGCAGCGCTGGAGTATTGCGCCGTTCCAAGCGCCGCGCTCACACCTGCGGGAAGGCTTCCATCGTAGCTGCAAACATCGGAAGGGCTTTTATAGAAAAGCGTTTCATTTACCACACACAGGCTTTTTTCGCTGCCCTTCTGAACGCCCCTGCAATCCACTTTTGTGATTTGATAGTTCGAAGGCTTCGTTCCGAACACCTTATGGATGCAGTTTTCTTTGAAGAACAGCACGTATCCCAAATGCGTAGCCGCCCCCGTAAACGGACCATCCGTGCCGACCGTCGCCGCGTAGCTGTCCGATGCAATGCCCTGGTAGCAGTACCAGTTTGTCGGGTCCCCCAGCTTGCAGGCGTAAATTTCATTTTTTTCACTGCTGCAGCCCCAAACCCGGTTTTCGTGCTCGGTCAGGAACTCCATGTCAGGCGCTCTGCGCGCCACGGCCACAGCGCCCTGCTCCGGGGTCTGTGTGAATGCTTCATCAATGATGCCCGTAACGACAATGTAGTCATCGCCCTGTTCCCATACAATCATCGTCGTATTGAACTGCTCATCCTTGCATCCCGATATTTCTACCGCGTCGTACGCAGCAAACTCCGTCCCAATCCCGGCGCATCCAATGCGCACATAGGTAGTGGGTACGCTGTTCCACAGGTTTGTTGCGGTTGAATATACCCGCAGCACATGGGGAGCAGACGAGGTATCCAGCCAATAGGTGTACTTTGTGCTGTCCGGCGCTTCGGTGCCTGTATAGTAGTTCTCATACGGCGTGCCGTCGACGCTGCACAATGTAAATGTCACATCTTCGGCACTGGTATATTCCGCCTCCAGCTGCTTTACCGTTCCGTCCGCAGTGCTGTACGCAATCTTGTCCGGCCACACCAGCAGCCACGCTCCCATGCTCACAAACTGTTTTTTTGCATCAGACACATCGCATATCTCTGCACCGTCATAAAACAGCTTTTTGCCGGAAACCCACGCCAGCTTTTCCTTTGCAAAGATACCGCCTGCCTGCGGCAGTGCACGCACTTTTACGCGCGGCGCACGCACACCGAACAACGGGTAATATACAGCAGTAAGATTTTCGCATTCATAGAAAGCTCCATCCGCAGGCGTATCGACATGCTGATATCCACGGAACGCACGTATATGCTCCCGGCTTGTTTTGATAGGATTCAACTCAGGCAGCGTCATATCTCCACCCCGCTTTTGTTCCAGCGAGGCCCCCGCAGCGGCTTCACCGTGCTGTTGTACCACCGCGCATACTGTATGTACGCGTTGTTGTATAAGATCATGCTGTTTGTATACCGTTCCAGCTCATTGAGCGCAAGGTCAATCTGGCAGCACAGCCAATACACATACAGCTGCGCATGCGGTTCAGGGGCGAGCAGAACAGTGTCCCCAGGCGTGAGCGCGCCGTATCCCTCAAACCCCACCGCGTCAGAACCCTCGTGCAGGTCTATCACGCCCGCCTTTACCGCGCGTTCCACACGGTCCAGCCATTCCACCTTCGCCGCGCGGCGCACCACGTTCGGCTTGAGCGCATCCGCCTGCCGGATGGCGTCGTCTATCGTCATATCCTTCCCTCCCATGCAAAAAAGCGCGGGAACGGGATTTCTCCCACTCCCGCGCCTTGTCATACAGGTCTACTGCCCGTTGGCATTGCTGAACATGTATTCGAACGCCGCCGCCTGCTGTGCCTGCGAATGCTCGATGATCTCTGCAACGCCAGCCGGTACTTCAACATCCACGCCGCGCTTGATAAGATACGTCGCGCCGTTCAGCGCCACAAACAGCTCGCGGTTGTTCGGGTGCGCCGGGTCAATCGGCAGGCGAATCGTGACCTTATCCGGCATGACCGCCGCCTTCCTGCTCTCACTCATGGTATTGCCCTCCTCAGTTGGCTTTCACGGTGCCGCTCTCCGTGGAACAGCACTCAAATCGTACGATGTACTCCGGCACCAGCAGTTCACTGGTTTTCAGCGCCTTCCAGCCCACGGTGCTGCGCTGGTTCAGCGGGTCAGCCGTGCCCGCGCTGCCTTTCTGTTTGACGATCATCTCAAGTCCGCCGCCGTCCACTTTGGTCTTCCCGTAGGCGTTTGCCCCAAGGAACAGGCAGCCGAACACCGAAAGTTTCCCATTGCTTCCGTTGGCCGGGCAGGTGCTGTCGTTGTAGATTTTCGCCTCAGTGGTCTCTACAAAGCGCACACCACCCAGCTCACCGATCTCGCCCTTGAATATATTTTCAGGCTTTGCGTACTTGTGTGTCTCCTGCCATGCGTCTCCCGCCTCCATCATCAGGTCGTACGCGACCCACGGATGGATAATACCAACATAGTACCCGTCGATTTTCGGTGCATTCATGCTTTTGAGGAACGCGGCCACACGGAACACGTCCTTTACTCGCAGCAGCGCCGTCTTATCCAGCCCAGCGCGTGTGGTAACTGGCGTTTCAGCACCGTCCGCCGCAACCTTCGGCGCATAAAACACGTTTGTACCGCTCTGCAGCACCTCACGGGTCACAGTGTCCAGCGTGCGCCCCGCCTGGCTTCCGAGCAACGCGGTCGTTTCCACGATCACATTGTCAATGGCCGTCAGGTCCAGCAGGTCGGACACCTCAACGAAGTCGCCGTACTGCGCAACCGTCGCCGTAATGGCGGTCACGTTCAGCTTGTTGCCCACGGGCGTCACGCCCTCCGTAATAGGCGTGGTCGCTTTGGGCAGGCTGGAGAATTTGCGGAACTCGATGGTCTTACCGCCGTTTCTGGGGATGTCCCGTTCCTGCCCGAACTGGTCGTGTACAAGGTTCGGCTCTGCCTCGTCGATCAGCGTCTTGTCGTAAAAGGTTTTCATTTCCGGCGACAGGTCGTTGCCGCTGCCTTTGGTCGTAGTTGTCTGTGTGGCAAACGCCTGCAGGCGCATGCGCGCACGGAAATCCGTCAATTTACGGAACGGCACCTTGCGCGTCCTGTGCGTGTGCCTCGCATTCCACAGATCATACAGGCATACCGCACACAGCACGGCTGCCAACATAAAAATCGAAAAAACAAACATAAAAATCCTCCTTTTCCCGCGCGTCAGAAGGAAATGCGCTCTCCTGCGCGCGCTCTGGCAATGAGTTCTCTGCGGCCCTCCCGGGTCAACTTGTTCACATCAATGGAAGTCTGCGCCGCGCCATTCCCCGCCGCGCCGTTCTCAGGCGGGCGTGAAGCCTTTGCCTGCAGCCCGGACGTAACCTTCTGTGCAACCTGCTGTGCGGTATACTGCATCGCGCCTCCGATGATTTCATCCTTGTGCGCCACCTCGTATGCGGTCTTTGCGTCCACGCCAGCGCGTATCATCCTCATGAACGACGCGTTTTCGCACTCTTTTTCCAGCTCAAAGGACGGATAAAACTTTTTTGCCTCATCCGCCTCGTGCATCAACTGTGCATACGCCTGGTCCTGCGCAGCCTGCCGCGACCTCTGCTCGTTTACGCGGCGCAGCTCTGCATTCTCCCTCTCAATGCGCTTGATTTCCTTGAACTGCTTCACGTCAATGCCCTTCTGCATGGCCTCGGCCTCATAGTAGCTGTCATCGTCCAATACGGCTTTCACCAGTGCCGCCGGGTCTTTCGCGTCCGTGCCATACTTTTCCTGAAGCATTTCCACCAGAGGAGAAAGCGCTGCAAGCTGCTCCTCACTCGCTTTTGCCTTTGCAAAACGCTTGTCAATCAGCTCCTGCGTGCGCTTCGCAAACTCCTCCCGGTATTCTCCCTTGATGAGCTGCTCAAATGCCTGTGTTTTATCCGCAGCGGGTGCCTTTTCAGCCTCCACAACGGCCGGCCCATTCGCAGCGGCGTCCTGCGTCACAGTGATTTCGCCCGTCTGCTGCGCGGCGGCCGCAGCGTTTCCGTCTCCGCCCGGAGCACCGGCGCCGCCATCGGCATAGCGCTGAATGCTCAAAAAGATTTTGCACATAAAAACATCCTCCATCGTCTTTCCGAAGTGTCCGGCGGTCCTGTCCCCGCCTTATAACAAAATCATACCAAGGCTGAAGCAACATTTACCCCCCACTTCCCCCGAAAAATAAAAAGGGCACAGCGTATGCCATGCCCCGTTTTTTTATTGTACCGTCCCGTTTACGCGCACATGTTCGGGATACTGCCTCGCCAGCTCCTGTACCGCCAGCTCAAACGTCCTGAACAGCACGCGCGCAGCTCCCCCGGCCCCGTACATTTCCTCCCGCCCGTCTCCGCTTTCGTATTTGAGCAGTGCGCCGCAGTCGTTCAGCCCCGCAGCAAGGGCATAGGTCAAAGCGCTCACTCCCGCGCACACAATATCACGCCCTGCATCGTCATACCCGGCATGCCCGTCCACAAGTGTGTAAAATCTCCTTTTATCGCGCACCAGTTCAATTGTTGTCATTTCGGCGTCGCTCCTTCCAAGGCGCGGCGGCGCGCCTGCGTTGCAAGGTCATCCCCCGCCATGGAGCGCCCCATGCCGTCCGTTGTCACGTTCCTGCCGTCCTGCGCAGGCGCATCGCCCTGTGCCGTCCTGTCGTCCTGCGCAATCCCCTGCAAAATGGTCGTACCGTTCTGTGCATCTACAATCGCCGCGAGCTTCGCCATTTGCCGGCGCATCATTACAAGCTGCTGATACAATGTACCGTTTGCCTGAACCCGTTCCACAACCTTTTCCTTGCCGTCAAAGTCCATCATGTCCAAACATGCAAGGCTCTGGTCTGCGAGCTGCGGATTGAAAAATCCCAGACCATAAAACTCTTTCGCCAGCTCGTTCTGCGAAAGTCGGCTAAATGCGCTCTTCTTAGCCGGAACAACCGTGACATCGAATATGGGGAGACGTTCCCCCAGCGTCACGCCAAACTCTTCCCCCATATCCTGTCCCGCAATATTAGCATTGCTGAATACCGCATAATCGAACCGCCCAGCGTCTCCTGTGATGCGGAAACAGCGCGGCTCGTCATAAAATTGCCGCATCAGCTCGATGCACAGGTAGCATTCTTCCTTAAACGCTCTGTACCCGCTTTTGAGCATATCGCGGGACAGCTTGCTCCCGGCCTCCTGCAGCGCCGCAATCGCGCTTGCAGCCGTTACGCCGCTCGTCGTAGACCCTTGTGAAAAATCCCTGTTCCCGCTGGTCTCTTTCAACTCCTCGATTTTGTTGTTGAGAATCTGCACATATATCCCGGACAGCGGCGCATATTCGAGCTGCCTCAGCGCATCCTCGCCCAGGCTTCCGCTTGTATGTATCAAATCGCTGTCCAGGTCCATAAACTCCTTTTCATTGACGCCGCCGTCATCCCTCACAAAATACCGTGCACGGCTGCACGCCTTCGCGTTGCGTACAATGCTCCTGTCCAGTTCGTTGATCGCCTGCTGGCATCCTTTCATCACGTCAATGTATCCAAACCCGCACGGGCTTCCCTCCACCGGGAACAACGTGTCGAACACGAAGGGGTATTTCCCGTGGTCGTAGTAACCGCGCTGCGCATAAGCCGGGTCGTTTTCGCTGGCGTAGAGCACCGTACCGTTTACAAATTTGCAGAAGTGCAGCGCGCCGTTTTTCTTGTAATACCAATCCACCACCGCGCTTTTTTCGCTTACGTCCACCGCATCGTCGTATACATACCGTGCCGTGTCGATGCTCGGGCCGCTCAGCGCGCCCGCAAAAGGCCACCGCTCGCGTATCGTATCATTGTTTACAAGCTCAACGTGGAACAGCGCCGGGCTTTTCTGAATGTCCGTTACGCCCGGCTCCCAAAACAGGTTCAGCACATCAACTTTGCGAATATCGATGTCTCCGATTCCGTTTTTCCCCGTGTCCCAGAATACGCCTTTTACGCCCGTTCCCTGCTTGAGCTTGTACCACCATACATCGCTGTACACCTGCTCATATCCGCCCTGTTCCAGCGCCACAGGCAAAATCCTGGACAACGTTTTTGCAGCCTGCTCGTCATCGCGTGCGCGCGGCAGCACATTCGGCTCCGGATAGTTGTCCATCGCATCCGCATGCTTGTTTGCAATGGAATTAAACAGCCAGGCGCTGTCCGGGGAATCCCCTCCGCCGTCACATCCGTGCAGCTTCCACCAGTTTTCATTGTCCACGATCCGCCGTGACAAAGCCTCTTTGCCCTGCTTATACTTCTCCAGCAGTGCCGACGCCTGCCGCACCTGTTCTTTTCCCACAGGGCCTCGCAGTCCGGCCGGCTCCGCCTTCATCGCCATGAGCAAAGTTTCGTCCGCGTTATCCGGTTCAGGCGTGCCCGGCTCCATGGGGGCCTGCATGCCAACATGTGCAGCCGCATCAAAAGCCTGCTGCAAATTCCCGTTTTGCCGCGTCTTTTCCTTTTGAGCATCCGCACCGGGTGCTCCCGTTTTCTTCTTTGCCATATTCATCCTCCGTTTCAAATCTTGTATCTGCGCACATGCGCATCCTTGTACAGGTCTAACGGGTCGCTCTCCGGCCTCCGCCTGATCTCGTTTTTACGCGGGCTGATTGTATGTTCCATGAACACATACCGCACCATATCGTATATATGGTCCTCTCCATCCGTGTCGATGTCCTCAACATGCTTTTCGTCATATACCAGTGCGGGGATGGTCCGTATAAAATGCTTGCAGGTGGAGAAGCAATAAAACATGGGTATACCGTCCGTATCAAACGCCAGCCGGTAATGAAATTGCATTTTCCCGGCAATGCGCGTATTGTCGCCGCCTTGCCAGTAGATAAAGTTCGGCGCACGTTCCATCATGCGTGCCACGCTCTCCCCACGGCTCTCATCAAAAATAGACGGGTCGGCTATGCCAATGACGCGCCTCCCCGCAAGCAGCGGGTCCTCCCGTTCAATACGCCGGATCTGCGCCGCAATGTCCACCGGGTTCATCTTCACGCCTTTATTCGGCGTACCGTCGCAGCCGTAATACTCTTTGATGTGATATAGTCTGCCATCCTCATCCGCCGCGAACCATCCCACCGCAAACGGCTTTGCGTATCCAAAGTCGAACCCGCGCCAAATCCTCCAGTGCGCCGGTATCGGGAATGGGTCTATTACATGCGTCCACTGCATGTCCCCGTAATGGGCGGGGTCGTTTCGCCATTCCATAAACACCTGCCCGTCGAAGCTGTCCCAGCTTCCGTACAGCAGTGCGTTCTTTTCCGCCTCCGGCAGCATGGCAAGGTTTGCCAAATAGTTCGGGTCATTTTCAAGCAGTCTCCGGTTATCGAATACCGTGCTCGGCACAAATATACGGCTGCGGCGCAGTGTGATGCGCTTTCCCTCCGGCGTAACCACATCATACTCCCCCACAATCGGCGTAAGCGGAGGCGCTGCCGTAATGAACCGGTCCTTCACCCACCCATGTCCAACGCCGCCGGGGTTTGCGCTGGCGCGGATATACACCCGTGTGCCCGGCCCGTTGGGGCGGTTTCGGCTCATCAGATAGCTGTACTGCACCCATGTAAATTGCGTAAGCTCATCAAATGCAATAAAGTCGTAATGCTTTCCCTGATAGTTAAACCGGTCCTCATCCCGCTGCATATTCCCGAAATAGATCTTCGCGCCGGATGGGAACGTCCATACATGCTTTGTCTCGTTATACGATGCCTTTGGAAACGCCGCGCCATATACCTCCCGGCTTCTGTCCACAAGGTCCGTAAGCTGGGGGAACGTCCGCCTGAAAACAATTCCCCTGTAGTGCGGAATATGTACCTGCCGCAGCGCCTCGGCCAAAAGCGCGTCGCTTTTCCCGCCGCCTGCCGCGCCGCCATATAACGCCTCGTATTCCGGCCTTTGCTGAAATGCAAACTGTTTTTCCTGCGGAGACCAAATACTACCCATACGTCTCCTCCTTCAGCACAGGAGCCAGAAGAACCACGCCGGTCTCATCGTCGCTGCGCTCCACTTTCTCCGGCTTGTCGCGCCATTTATCCGGCTTACGGTTTTTCAGCCAAAAGATTTGTGCTGTAACGTCTCCGCACAGAGCTTTTTGCAGAAGCGCCTTTTCCACCTGATAATCAACGACTTCTTTCCCCCTTTTTAGGGCGTCGGAAATGTCGGGATGTTGTTTTTTCCATTCGTACAGAGTGGTTCTCACAACGCCGCATTTCCCGGCGATCTGCTCGTCTGTAAGCCCGTCCCTTGCCCATCCCTCCAGCAGCGCAAGCCCTTCCGGCTCAAGCCACTCTGCGTATTTCCCTTTTGCCATAGCGCTGCCTCCCCTCATCCCATACTACCAGATAAAAAAGCGCCGTGCCCCCCGATTTCCCCGTAAAAAAAGGACGAGGCGTCAAACCCCGTCCCTTTCATGAACTTTCTGCTCTAAGAGTTTTGCCAGCGTGCACCAGCATTTACAATCATACATAAAACAGTGCTTTTCCTGAAACCGCTCCTTGTCAGATTCGCTGCGGAACCGCGTCGCACATTCCGTTCCATACTCCAGCCCGGAACAGGTTATGGCATATTCCGAATCTCTTATGTAATACGGGCACTTCGTATTTACCGGCCCCCGGCTCCAATACCGCGTCACCCCAACACCTCCCGAATCATACTTTCTTCCCCGGCCTGTATGGCGTACCGGACCGTTTATAGCATTCGTGTGGATGTATACCGCGCGGGACATCCGTGTCAATCAGGTAGTGGCACGCGTTCATAGCTCCGCGCCCGCCTTGCCGCAGCGGTCTGTAATAATAGCAGCCTGTGCATTTGACGACATGCCATCCGCCCGGTTGCTCCTGCGGCTTAGATGCTTCTTGCTTTAGGCGCTCATTTCTCCGCTTCAACGCCGCTTTCGTACTCGCAACGCTCCGCTTATGCGCGCACGCATTGCAGTATCTGCGATTTGGAGCGTATACGAACTCTGCACCGCAAATCTCACATTTTCCCGTTTTCGTCGTCATATCGGCCACCAATCACCAGACACGCCCACATAACAATAGGGCATGACAGCAGTAATACAATTCCCACAGCCTTTGCGAAAGCTATGATTATTTCGAGCATTCCGGGGCCTCCTTAAGCCTGTTTGCCAGCCTGCGCACCTTGTACCTTCTGCGGTTTTCCACAGCGTCAAAGCACTCGTACATCATGCAGAGTTGCTCCATCATAATAGACACGTCCGCGATCTCGTCAACGATGGCATCCGTTGCCGCTGGCTTTTCGTTCACGCCGGCGCGACGCATTTTACAAATCGCCTTAATGAGTTCGCTCATTTCTTCGATGGCTACGTCCTCCTGCGCAGTCTGGCCGTATGTAAGGATGGCCTTTTCAAATACTTCTTTCATTGGTTTTCCTCCTCACATATTTTTTACGCCTCTGCCCACCGGAATGAACGAATACACGCCAATCACAGGCGCAAGCGGCAGGCTCGCATGACAGGCAGTCACCATCATGGCAAGCGCATTTTCGTCAACTTTGGCGCTGTCATGCATGACAATAGCATCCGATTCTCCCCTGCGCGTTTTCACACGCACGCGCTGCCCTTTTTTCAAGTCAACAGGCGTTTCAAAAAGATAATTACCGAATCCATAGTCGGCTTCATGCCTTACAAGTACAACGTTCGTCATAATCTTAATTCTCCTTTTCCTTACACTTCACAAATTCGCAATGCCCATCGAGCGGGCAGCTGTTGCAAATCAAAACTTCATCCGGGCACGGGCCTTCCACGCAATATTCCAGCAGCGGATAGCTTAAATCGCTGTGTAAGTAACACATGCCATTTTCTGCATCACGATATTTACAAATCATGTCTGCTCCTCTTCTGCTGGCTGCTGGAGCCATTGCAATATCAAATCCGGACATCCATAAAAATCATCATTAAGTTTTGTCGCAAGAAACTTCGCAAGCTCATCATCGCTCATTGCCCGGATGCGGTCGGCGTTGGTTGACGGCTTCGGGTTCTCGTGCACCGCCTTGTATCGGTCGCGCTCTGCGGCCACCGTGGCAAGTTCGCCTATGAGATTCGTGTTGTCGATTTTTTCAAAGTAGAGTTCTGCGCGCAATTGTTCAATGCGGTCTGCCGCTTCCGCTGTAATGCCTCCATGATTTTGGTATTGAGCGGAGTATGCGTTTAGTCTCTCCACAAGCTCTTTATCTGTCATGCTCTGCCTCCCTTTCCTTCAGCGCGGCCTCTTCTCCAATTTCCCACCGCAGTTTCATCTGCGCCGGGCACAAATCCACTTCCGGGCGTCTTTTACCCGTCCAACGCAGCCCGCCAGCTTTTCCCACACATTTCCAGCCCGCAGCACGCAGGCTTGTGCCCGGTTC